CATCTCGAATCGACGCGAAGCCCTCCGGCTCCTGGGTAACTCGGTCTGTCCGCCCCAGGCCGCCCTCGCTCTCCAACTTCTCACCGACTAATGCCCAGCGACTGCGACGAGTGCGGTCACCCGCCCGACTCGATTGCCCACACGGAAGCGTGTCTGGGTGACGTGGTGCCGTTCACCGCTGAGGAACTCGCTGAACTCGAACAGTCCTAACTGATCGCCGCCTCCTAGGAGGCACCAATGTCTCGACCCGTGCCCGCCGAGGACCGAAAGTCCCACAACGCGAACACGCCGACCATCAAACGCTCCAGCACGCCGCTCCCCATGCCCGACCCACCGTCGACGCTGGGGGCCATCGGCCGTACCTGCTGGGCCAACGTCTGGACCCTCGGGGCGGGCGTGTACCAACCGACCGACTACAACGTCGTCGAGCGGTACTGCTCCCTCCACGAACGTCGCCACCAACTCCTGGTCCTCGTCGAGGCCGAGGGGTGGCTGACGACCGGGTCCACCGGCCAGGTGGTCGTCCACCCGGCCGCCAAGATGGTCAGCGACATCGAGGGACGCCTGTCCACTCTGGAGGACCGCCTGGGGCTGAACCCCGAGGCCCGCCTCCGCCTCGGCATCACCGCCGTCGAGCACCAATCACGACTCGACGCCTTCCTCTCTGAAGGCGGTGATGCCTGAGGAGGCAACTGATGACCAACTGGGGACCCCTGGGCCAGGCCGTGTTCGAGCGCACCTACTCCAGGCGGAAACCGGACGGGACATCAGAGACCTGGGACGACACCGTCGCCCGAGTCGTCCACGGCAACCTCGCCCTGGTCGACCCCGCCCACCACCTCGACGACGAGGCCGAGCGGCTCACCGAACTCATCAGCGACTTCGCCGTTCTTCCCGGAGGTCGACACCTCTGGGTCTCCGGCGTGCCCGGCCGCCAGTTTCTCTACAACTGCCACCGGGCTGGCTGGGGCGAACACCTCGCCGACCACTTCACCTTCATGTTCTCCGAACTCATGAAGGGCGGAGGCGTAGGGGCCAACTACTCCACCTCGTTCCTGGCACAACTCCCGGCCCCGGCGGGCCCGGTTGAGTTGGCCGTCGTGTGCGCCGCCACTCACGACGACATGGACGAGGTGGCCCCGCTCCTGAGTTCCCCCTTCTCAGGAGCGGTGGTCGCCAAGGTCGACGACTCCCGTGAGGGATGGGTCGACGCTCTCCGGTTGATCCTGGACACCGCCGAACACGGCGGAGGCCAGGTCGCCATCGACGTGTCAGACATCCGCCCACGGGGTTCGGTCATCCGAGGGTTCGGCGGCACCGCCTCCGGGCCCGCTCCCCTCGTCGAGATGCTCCGAGGCGTCGTCGAGATCGTCAACCGGTGCGCCGGGGCCCCGCTCTCGTCACTCGACGCCATGGACCTCGACCACGCCATCGCCAAGTGCGTCGTGGCGGGCAACGTCCGCCGCTCGGCCCGCATGTCCATCAAGCATTGGGCCGACCCCGACATCCTCGACTTCATCCGGGCCAAGGCCGACACCGGTGACCATTGGTCCACCAACATCAGCGTCGAGGTCGACGACGGGTTCTTCGAGGCCCACGTCGCCGGGGTGCCCCAGGCCCTCGTGGTGTTCGAGGCCGTCGTGTCCGGGATGCTCACCAACGGCGAGCCGGGGTTCTTCAACTCATCGGCGGCCAGCGTCGGCGAGCGGGGCGACGTTCGCTCCACCAACCCTTGCGGCGAGATCGCCCTGGAGCCCTGGGAGCCCTGTCTTATCGGTTCGGTCAACCTGGCCAGGTTCGGCACCGACATCGCCGGAGCCACCGACGCCGCCCGGTTGCTGACCAGGTTCCTCGTCCGGGCCACGTTCGCTCCCATCGAGGACGACCGTCAGCGGGACATCGTCGACGAGAACCGCCGCATCGGCGTCGGCCTCCTCGGATTCCAGGAGTGGGCCCTGGCCAGTCGGTGCCGGTACTCCGACATCCGCCACTCGGTCACCCTGGGCGTCCACCTGGAGATGATCGCCGACGCCGCCCGACAGGCCGCCAAGCACTACGCCACCGAGTTGGGCATCCCCGTCCCGATCAAGACCACCTCGGTCCAGCCGACCGGCTCGACCTCCCAACTGTCGGGCCACACCGCTGGCATCCACCCCATCTACGCCCGTCACTTCATCCGCCGCATCCGCTACGCCGACAACGACCCGCTCCTGGCCGACCACGTCGCCAAGGGACGCCACGTCGAGCCCTGCGCCTACACCTCGGGCACCTCGGTCGTGTCCATCCCCACCAGGGACCAGATCCTCGACGACTACCCCGAGGAACTGATCGAACAGGCCGACGAGATCGACCCCGAGGTCATGCTCGCCACCCAGGCGTTCGTCCAGGAGCACTTCGCCGACAACGCCGTGTCCTTCACCGTCAACGTCCCCGAGGGCTACGCCTACCGGGACCTGGCCCGAGCCCTGCTCCGGTACCTGCCCAAGTTGAAGGGCACCACGGTCATGGTCGACGGCACCCGTCCCCAGGCCCCGTTCGAGCGGATCACCAGGGACGAGTACGAGGCCGCCACCGGCCAAGCGGTCGGCCAGGCCATGGACGAGTGCTCCAGCGGAGCGTGCCCCGTGAGGTGAGACATGAACACCCAGGGCGGCAAGGTCATCCGATTCATGGAGGAGTTCCTCACCCTGGGCGGCTCGTTCTACGGCCAGCCCTTCGAGGTCCTGCCCTTCCAGCGGGATGTCATCGAGGACATCTACCGCCTCGACGACGAGGGCAAGCGACTCCACCGGACCTACCTCCTGGGCCTTCCCAGGAAGAACGCCAAGACGACCCTGGCGGCAGCTCTGGGCGTGTTCCACCTCATCGCCGACGACGCTGACGCCGCCCCGGTGGCCATCGCCGCAGCCGGAGACCGCCAGCAGGCCCGCCTCGTTTTCGACGAGGTGCGCCGGATGATCCAGGCCAACGAGGACCTGTCCTCGGTCTGCCAGGTGTACCGCAACGAGGTCCGATGCCACCGCAACGGCGGCACCTTCCGGGTGGTCTCGGCCGACGCCGGACTCCAGCAGGGCCTCAACCCGTCGTTCGTCGTCATCGACGAGTACCACGTCCACAAGACCACCGAACTGTTCGACGCCCTCACCCTGGGCTCCGCCACCAGGTCCCAACCGCTGGCCATCGTCATCTCCACGGCCGGGTACGACCTGGAGTCCCCACTCGGGCGGCTCTGGCGCTACGGCACCAAGGTCAAGAGCGGCGAGGTCGAGGACCCGTCGTTCGGCATGACCTGGTGGGGCCCGGCCGACAACGAGGAATACGACCCGCACGACCCCGAGGTCTGGGCCAGGTTCAACCCGGCCTGGGACCACTTCATGAACAAGGACGAGTTCGAGTCCGCCCACCGCCGAACGGCGGAGGCCCCCTTCACCAGGTACCGCCTCAACGGGTGGACCAAGGTGGAGAACTCCTGGCTACCGGCCGGTGTGTTCGAGGCTCTGGCCTCCGACCGCCGCCTGGAACCGGGAGAACGGGTCGTCCTGGGATTCGACGGGGCGTTCCAGGGTGACTCGACGGCCCTGGTGGCCTGCTCGGTCGACGAGCCCCGCCACCTGGAGATCGTCGGCCTCTGGGAGAAGCCCGAGGACCAGTCGGCCATGGGCTGGCGGACCCCGGTCCACGAGGTCTACGCCGAGATCGTCGAGGCGTTCGACCGGTTCAACGTCGTCGAGTTGGCCGCCGACCCGTGGCGGTTCGAGCAGTCCCTGGCCTCGCTGGCCGACGAGGGCTACCCCGTCGTCGAGTTCCCCACCGGGTCGGTCCAACGGATGACCCAGGCCACCATCGCCATGTACGAGGCCATCGTCGACGAGCGCCTGTCCCACAACGGCGACCCGGCCCTGGTCCGGCACTTCTCCAACGCCATCCTCCGAGAGGACGCCAGGGGCTCCCGGATCACGAAGAACCACAAGGGCTCGACCCGCAAGATCGACGCCGCCGTGGCCTCGCTGGTCGCCCACCACCGGGCGGCGGTCTGGCGGGAGGAAGAAGCGCCCGCTGAACCCCAACTTCTCGTCCTCTGAGAGGAGCGACCCCATGTCCATCGAACGCCGCA